CTCGGCATCTCGAAAAAAGTCGGCAAGGAATTTGTCAAAGGCGATCCCGGCGGCAAGCTGCCGAGATCGAAGAGGAGCAAACGCAAGTGATGGAGGCGACGATGCAGAAAGCGATCGACAACTTCCTGTTTGGATTGTTCTTCGGGATTGGTTTCGCGATCGCCTACAACATCCTCGGCCTGCTGGCAGCACTGATTCACGCACCACCGCTGCCGCATTAAGAGGATGCGATGCCCGACGGCCTTGGTGACAATCTCGTCAACGGCATGTCGCCGGAGGACTGGCAAAAGATATTTGCCATGTCCGGTGGCATGCCGTCCTTCGTAGCGGAGCCGTCGGCGGCGCCGGCAACACCGCAAGTGATGCAGCCGGATCTGCTCGCCACCCAGCTCGGGCAGATCAGCGTGCCGCCAGGTTACGCGATCAACGATGCCGGCGAGATCTTCAACAAGCAGACCGGTGAAGTGCTGCCAGTAACGCGCCGGCCTGGCGTGCTGCCGATCACCAAGGATCCGAGCACCGGCGAGCTGCAGCCGGCGATGCCTGTCGTCGCCGACATTGCCGGATTCATGGGCGGCGGGTCGGTGCCAGTAAAGGGCGCCGAAGCGGTGCTCGGCGCCGGCGCCGTTCGCAGAACAGCGAAGGCTGCGGAAGAGGCGCCGTATATTTATCACGTGTCGCGCGAGGAGGCCTCGCCGGCGATCCAGCAGGGTGGTCTGCAGAAGGGCACGTACTTCTCGAGTGCTGATCCCGGCGTGACCGACGTCAAGCTGCAGCAGCAATTCCCGACCTATCGCACCAGGCGCGGCGAGAACGTCATTCCCGACGACAATCGCGGCAAGGCCGATTTTCTGTCGACGCAACCGATCCCGCCGGCGCAAATCGAGATCTTGCGCGGCGGTAAATGGGAGCCGGTCGCCACCACCGGTAGCGAGCTCGCGTCAACCATCACCTCGCCGAACGTGATCACGTCGTCGCGGCAAACGATCGAGCCGCTGCCCTGGGCGGCCGAGCGCTATCCCGAGGCCGGCGGATTCGAGCTGCTGCCGAAGACTCGAGGGCTGCAACCTGGCGAGAGCGCGACCTACGCCGCCAAGGTGGCGACGCCGGAAGAGGAGGCGGTGAAGGCGCGCACCGACGTTGCCATGGCCAACATCAAAGCCGGTGCCTATGAGCCATACTTCGACGTCAGCAAACGCGCGCCCGTCGATCCAACCGGTTACCCGGAATATTCGCCGACTTTGGCGCAAAAATTTTCAGCGACAAAATCCGGCGAGAAGGCGCGCGCGAGCGCCGAGGCTGATGTCGCCGGCGCCGAGCCGAAGCTGATTGAGGCCTATCGCAAGGGTGAGCAGTTTCCGGGCGCTTTCGGCTTCTATCACATGAAGCAGCTCGAGGATGAGTACATCAAGCAATTCGGTCCCGAGCTCGGCCGGCAGAAATTTCTCACGCAGTTCGTCGAACCGATGGCCGGCACCACCAGCGGCAACCCGCCGCTCGGCAACTACCTGATCTCGCAATACGGCATGCGGCCTGGCGTGATCATCCCGGAGCAGGGCCAGATGTATCACGTGCCGTTCCCGGCGAGCGGCGCGGCGATGGGTGCCAACAATTTCCGTGAGCTCGTGCAGCAAGTGATCGAGGGCGGCGGGCTGCGCGGTGGTCGCGAGGGTGGCATTGACTGGATGGGCAACCCGAAAAAATACAATTTCGGTTTCAACTTCCTCGGCACCGGCGGTCCAACAATCGACAAGCAGATGATGGGATTGATCTCGCGCGCCGGCCTCGACAAGCCGCGCACCGGTGGTTACGGCATTTGGGAACAGCCGGTGCATGACGTGGCCGCGAAGCTCGGCATTGATCCGATCACGCTGCAGGAGGTCGCCTGGGCCGGCACCAAGAAGGCGGCGGAAAAACCCAACGTCAAAACGCCGTATATTCCCGTGCCGATGATTCAGAACATCAACACCGCGATCGAGCGAACGGCGACGGTCACCGGCTTGCGGCCTGACGAGGTGGTGCGTCGAATGATCCGCGGCGACATTCCGATCTATGGTTACTCGCCGCTCCCGACCGGGGGCTGGCCAACACAGGAGAACCAGTGATGGCATTCCCACCGAAGAAAGGCAGTGCAGTCCCACAGAGCCAGGCAATGAAGGTACAGTCACATCATTCGTCGCCCGAACCCGGCGATGTGCAGACTGATCCTTTCGGCGTCGTTCCCACCAACGTGCCGGTGTCTGGCGGCAGCAAGAAGCAGGTGCCACCGCACGTCACCAAGCACCCGAATCCGGTTGGCCGACCAAAGGCCCCGAGGTACTGATGGCATGGCCAAAACGCCCTCCGCAGGTGCCTGGCATGGAGGCACCAGATCCATTCCAGGAGCAGACCGAGGCCGCTGGCGAGGCCGCCGGCGCCGAGGCACCTGACGTCGAGAAAGTGCGCGCGCAATACTATCCGCCGCTCGAGCGCGACGTGCCCAAGCGCTCCGGCGGCAAAAAGGTCGACGTGCCGATGCACGTGACGAAGCACAAGCAAGACGGCGAGCAATGACGACACGCGCGCTGATCGTGCTGTCGCGCAAACGCGCGATCCTCGAGGCGCGCGATCACGTCATTCCGTTTACGCAACTGATGATGCCGGATCCGGCGGCGCCCGATGATCCGGCGTTCTCACTCTACTCGGCGCAAAAATTTCATCGCGTGGTGGGCGCCTCGCTCGAGGAGGTGGAGACACGAAAATTTCGCCGGCTTGAGTTCATCCTGCCGCCGCGCACCGGCAAGACCACCCTCGCCTCGAAAATGTTCCCGGCCTGGTACATGGGTCGGCATCCCAATCGTCACATCATCATCGCGACCTATAACGAGGACTATAGCTGGGATCTCGGTCGCAGCGTGCGCGACATCATGCAGTCGCCGGCGTACCGCCAGGTCTTTCCAGGAACGCAGCTCAAGTCGAAGGCGGCAGCGGTCAATCGCCTCGAAACAACACAAGGTGGCGTGATCTATTTTGTCGGACGCGGCTCGGCGATCACCGGTCGCGGCGCTCACGTTATTCTGCTCGACGATCCCATCAAGGACCGGGCCGAAGCTGACTCCGAAACAATTCGGGAGAAACTGTGGACCTGGTACACGCAAGTGCTGCGCACCCGCTTGATGGATCGCACCGGCTGCATCGTGATGATTCAAACGCGCTGGCACGAAGATGATCTGATCGGACGACTGACGGATCCGCTCAACCCGCACTATACGGTGGAGGAAGCCAACCTCTGGAGCAAGGTCGATCTGCCAGCACTCGCCGAGGAGGACGACATCCTCGGCCGCCCGCCAGGCCAGGCACTATGGCCCGAGCGCTTCGACGAGGAGTATCTCAACGAGCTCAAGGTCAGCGATCCGCGCGGCTTCATGGCGCTCTACCAGGGCCGGCCATCGCCGAAGGAGGGCGCGTTTTTCCGCGTGCAGGATCTCGTCGGCTACAAGTCGATGAAGGACTGCCCACCGTTCGAGGAGATGCGCTTCTATGGCGCCAGCGATCACGCGGTGTCGCTGTCGCAGAAGAACGACAAGAGCTGCATCGGCATCGTCGGTGTCGACAAGCAGGATCATTTGTGGGTGATGCCGGACATTGTGTGGCAGCGCATCGAATCAAACGCCGCCGTCGAGTCGATGATCTACCTGATGGACAAGTACAAGCCGCAATTCTGGTGGGCCGAGTCCGGGCAAATTCTCAAATCGATCGGGCCGTTCCTGCGCAAGCGTATGATGGAAAAGCGCGTATTCTGCGCCATTGATCCGATCACGCCGACCAAGGACAAGCTGCAGCGGGCGCAGGCGATTCAGGCCCGCAGCGCCATGAAGATGGTGCATTTCCCGATCTTCGCGCGCTGGTGGGCCGAGGGTCAGGACCAGCTGTTAAAGTTCAACGGATCGAACTATCGTGACGACCTCGTCGACTTCCTGGCGCTGATCGGCCTCGGCCTATCGAAAATGCGGCCGCGGCTGAAGCAGCGCAAAGAGGCACCCGAGATCGTGCCAGGCACGTTCCGCGAGATGCTCAACCAGACGCGCAAGCGCGAGCAGCTCGAGGCCAGAAGGAAAGGGCTGCAGGGATGGCTATAGATCCGACGACTGGGTTGCCGCTCGGAAACGATCCGCTGCCGCAGGACGACGCCGGCACGTTGATGCAGTTCCTGATGAGTCAGGGTGTGACGCAGCAGGGTCAGGATCCAGAAGTTGTGCAGACCGACACCGAGGACGTGGTGCCGCGCGAGCCGCCGGATTTGCCTGATCGGCGCAAACGTCTGGTCGCCGCATGGTGCGGCCGCGTTAGCAATGCGAAGGCGCACTGGAAGTACGCCTACGACCGCATGCGCGAGGACGAGCAATTTTGCCAGGGCAAGCAGTGGTCGACACTTTCGACGGACAAACGCTATGTGGCGAACCTCACGTTGCGTCTGGTGGCGCAGAAAACTGCGTTTCTATACGCGAAGAATCCGAAAGCGGTGGCGCGCAAGCGCGAGCGCATAGACAACACCGCCTGGGACGGCACCGAGACGCAGCTGCAGCAGCTGCTGCAAGCCGGCACGATGATCATGCAGCAGGCCGCGATGGGCATGCAGTCGCCGATGGGTGGCGCAATGCCGGCGCCGCCGCCGATCGCTGGAGCTCCCGGCCCGATGGGTGAAGCGCCGGTCAATCCGGCCGCACCGCCAGGCTTCCCGCCCGGTGTGCCGCCGGGTGCTGGCGGCATCGCATCGATGATGGGCCCTGGCGCGATGGCGATGATGCAGCCGGCGATGGCGATCATGCAGGACGCCGCCAAGGTCAAGGCGCAACACAAAATGCTCGACGGGCTCTGCAAGACGCTCGAGCTGCTGTACTCGTACAACGTCGCCGAGCAGGTGCATCCGTTCAAATCAATGATGAAGCTGGTTGTACGGCGAACCGTTACGGTTGGCGTCGGCTATGTCAAATTGGGTTTCGAGCGGGTGATGGGGCAGCGCCCAGACATGGAACAGGGGATCGCAGAGGCCTCCGAGCGCCTTGCGACCCTCGAACGGCTCAGTGCTGACATGACCGACGACATGTTCGACGAGAACGCCAAGGAGGCCGAGCAACTGCGTCTCCTGATGCAAGATCTCAAGAATCAATCCGAGTTTGTAACACGCGAAGGCCTGACGTTCGACTTCCCGCTGCCGACCAACATCATCCCCGACACCAAGACCATCGAGCTGCGTCACTTCCTCGGCGCCGACTGGGTGGCCGAGGAGTTCATGCTGTCGCCGTACGAGGTGCAGGAGATCTACGGCGTCGACGTTGGTGAGAGCTTCACCTCCTATTCGCGCACCGATCTCAACGGGCCAGATCCGATACAGATGGCGCAGCAGATGGCGAACGGTGTCTGGGTCGACGATAAACTCAGCGAAGGCAAAGGCGGCAAGAGCTGCTGCGTGTGGCAGATCTATAGCCGCAAGGACGGCCTGGTGTACGAGGTGTGCGAGGGCTATCCCGATTTTTTGCGCGAGCCGGCAGCGCCCGAGATCTACAACGAGCGCTTCTGGCCGTGGTATCCGCTGCTGTTCAACGAATGCGTCAATGAGGGTGACATTTTTCCGCCGTCCGACGTGCGGCTGATGATGGAC